TGGGCCGTGCGGATCGCGGTAGACGAACTTGTAGCCCTGCCCTTCCAGGGTGCTGCGTACCCAGGCCAGGTCGTGGGCATTGTTGAAGGCGTCGATCGCGCTGGGCGCGTCGGGCGTAAGGACAGTTGTCGGCGCGGCGGTCGTTGTCGGCGGGGCGGTCGAGATGTGCTGCTCGACGGCCTGCTGCTTTTTGCGCTCCTTGTGCCATGCCAGGGCCTTGGCCACGTCCATGGCAGGACCGTCATGCCGGTGGCTCTTGAAGGCGCTGACGGCCTCCTGCGTGCCGACGCGGGGCATGTACCAGGGTTGTGACCAGCGCCTGTTCTCCGGCACGTCGGTGATGAACACGCCGCGCGCGTGCAGCTGGTCCACCAGGTAGGTGACGACCGCGTCCAGCTCTGCCGGCGACTTCATGCGTGCCGGGATGAGGATGCGGTACTTCCACACTGTGCCTGGGACGTAGCTGTGCGTCGTGTGGGCGAAGAAGCCCACGCCGATGTCTTCCATGGCGGCGATCGCGTCGGGCAGTGGCGGTGCGCCTGGCTGGATCTCGCCTGTCTCGGGGTCGAAGCTGCTGTCCCCGTCGATGATGCACAGGTCGGCTTCTTTGAGGTTCTCGTCGGCGCGGCGCGGTTCGACCAGGTCGCCGCCTCTGACGTAGTAGCTGCCGTCCTTTTGTCCGACCTTGGGTACGGACAGGCGCCGACAGAATTGATCCCAGGGAATATCTTTGACGGACAGCGAAACGTCGGTGCGTCCGTTAGCTGCCAGAGCGATTTTCAGTCTGGCATTTTCGTCGGTTGTTGTTATATCTTGGGACATGCCGCGTGGGTTCCTGCTTCGCGGTGGTTGCCAGACTTGCGGCGCCGGTCTTGCGTGAACCGGCGCCGCATATCGTTTGAAGGATCAGAACTCGTCAAGCTCTTCCTTCGCGGGGGCCTTGGCGGCGGCCTTCGGAGCTGGTTGCGGTGCGGCCGGTGCGGCCTCTTCCTTCATCTCAGACGGCGGTGTCACCCAGCTGGTGATGGACCACTTGGGTGCCTTGAAGCGCAGCTCGCCTTCCGGCGTCTTGATCTTCACGACCTCGGTGCCTTCGATCGTCACCACCGGCACCTTGCCTGGATTGGCGGGCGCCTGCTCGAGGAACTGGTCGTGCAGCGTGTCCACTGCGCGCAGTACGGTCTTGCTGGTGGGCGTGAACTCGCGCAGGCCGTGCTCCTTGAGGAACATCTTGATGCGCGCGGCCTGCTTATAGTCGTTGCCTGGCTTGGCTGGGAAGCGTTCGCCTGCCTTAACCATCACGGCGTGATAGTTGGGCGAGAAGGTGATCCAGCCCATCTCGATGTCGTCCAGGGCCATGATGACCTTCACGGGGAAGGAGATCTCGACCTCGTTCTTTTCCCATGTGCCATCGCCGGCGGGCTCGCGGTTCACGGCCAGCATGTCGCCCGACTTCGCGTCGAACTTCACCACCGGCAGAAACTTGGAGCCGCTTGAGTTGGTCTCGGTGTTAAATCCCAATGCCATTTTCATAGTCCTTTGTCTTGATGCCGCTGAACCCCGCGGCCGGGATGTCGTTAGCGCGAGGCGCCCCAGTAGGCCATGAGGGCCGCGTCGGCGCGGCCGTCCCACTTCTTGAGTGCGAATAGGTGTGCGTATGCCGGGAAGAGCTCGGCCGCGCGTTGGCGGCTGCCGTCCTTCCCGTCGCGCACGTTGAGATCCTTCTGCCAGCGTTGCGGCGTGACGTACTGCATGGGCATACGCAGCGCGGAGACGACGCCTTCCACCATGCCCACGCCGCGGCCGAACTGGAATGTGCTGCTGACCCCTTGGCCTGGCATGGCGCCCACGCGCTCCAGCACGACGAGCGTGATGGGCGGCGTGCTGAGGCTCACCTGGGCGCGGCCGATGGTCGTGGCCAGGAGGGCCGGCGAGATCTCGCGCTTGGCTTTCCCGCTGCGTTGCACTTCCACGGTCGGCATGTCGATGATCTCGAGCGTGCCGGCGGCCTGGTCGAAGAATGCAAGAGCGCCTGACGCGCCTGGGTCGATCGCGAGGATCACTTCGGCGCCTCCGGCAGTGGCATCCAGTGCGTCGGCTTGAGCGTGTGATCGCCGTTGCTCCAGCTGAGGCTAAGGACGTTCCAGTAGGCGACGTCGGCAAAGCCGGCCTTGTCCCATACGAGCACTTCGGTGCCGTCTACGGGCGCGGTTCCGATCGGGCGCCAGGTCATGCTTTCTTGCCCTTCGCGATCTTGAGCGTCAGCCCGAGGACGTTGCAGTAGCGCAGCGCGGCCCTGAGGCTCACGTCGGTTCCTCTGGCCGCGGCGTACCAGTAGGTGGAATGAGAAAGGCCTGCCCTTTTGCATAGGTCTCTCTGCGTTATGCCCAAGGCCGTGCGCCGCTCCTCGAGAGCGGCGAACAGCTGCTGGGGGTTGTCGATGCTTGGCATGGGATGTCCTTCTTTCCCAAGACATAACCGCCTTGCGTTTTAGGCGCAAGGGGTTCGCGATGGAAATGTTACTCGGCGTAGGGCTCGACCTGAGCCCAGGCGGGGACGGAGATCTCGGTGATCGTGTCCGAGTAGAAGGCCGGGGCCGTGTCGGCTTGCTCCAGGGCGACGCGATAGGCGCGCGCTGCGCGTTCCATCAGCAGGCGCCCAGACTGCAAGCTGCGCGCATCCAGGGTGTAGACGCCCACCGCGTAGGGGGCCTCGCTCTCGACCGCGATGAAGACGAAGCGATCCAGATCCCAGCCCACGATCTCGCGGAAGCCGGCCGCGTAGTGCGCCGCCTGGACGTGATACTGGAAGCTTGCGATCTGCTTGGCGAAACCGTCTGGGCTGGCGTCGGTGCAGGTCTTGATGTCGAAGATCGCGCTGCCTGTCATGTAGTCGCAGCGCGCCTTGCATGGCAGGCCGTACTGATCCCAGAAGAGACTGACTTCGGGATTGCCGTCGCGCAGGCCTTCGATCGCCACGGGATGCTTGCGCACCGAGGCTGCGATGGCCGAGGCTTTTTCGTAGGCCGTCTCGTCGACGATGATCTTGCCGGCGTGTTCCTGCTCGAACTCTTCCGCGGCCTTCTTGCCCACCGTCGTGCGCCGATCGAACTTCGGCATGACTGCGAACTCGTCCTTGAACGTGTCGGGCTCGAGGATCATCGAGTGCGTGAGCGTACCCAGGCGCATTGCGGCAGTGGGTTCGCGCGGCGTGCTCTTCGATGAGATGTAGTGCGCCGGCGAGCGCAGCAGAAGCTTGGCGCCTGATGCGCTCAGAGCTTCGACCGCGTGGTAGTCACTTGCGGGCATTCCGACGTGGGATGGCATGTTCTTTTTCCTCTCTAGCCATGTGCAGCAGAGCGGCCAGGAGCATCCCGGCGGCAGTGCCAACAAAGGTTCCAATCACGAAGCAGAGCCAATTCACTTCTTGCCTTCGACCATTGCCTGGATGTCGTTCTTGCGAATGAGGATCCGACGACCGATGCGAAGAGCGGGAAAGAGCCCGGCTTCGATGTAGCTATAGAGGCTTCGCTTACTGATGCCAAGTAGCTTTGACGCTGCTGCGACAGAAATAAAAAGGGTGTCCATAGTGGTTTGTTGTGCGCGAATTGGGCATCTTGGGATCTAAGTACTATCCCGTGCAAGCCCGTGCGGTGAAAAGAGGCACATTGCGATAAGATCGCGCGCAAATTGCGCTGGATGCACAAATGAGCACGACTAGAAAACACGACAAAAACCACTGGGTGCGCGAAGGGCTGACTGCCAAGGGCTACACGCAGCGCGACCTGGCGCGTGCGTGGGGCGTGGCGGAGCCTTCCGTGTCGCGCTTCATCTCAGGCGAAGAGGGGGCGGATCCGCCCCTATCTCGTGCCGTCACGCTTGCGGTGATGCTGGGGATTAGCCTGGAAGACCTAGCGCGCGGCCTGGGCTTGCGTGGCAAGCGCATCGAGCCTGTGGTGACGCAGGAGGCTGGTGTGCCTCCTGTTGGCACGTTCCGCATGGACGTGCTGGGCGAGGGGCGCGTGCGTGTTGTGTTGGTGCAAGACGTCGCGCCCGATGTTGCGTCGCAGCTGATTTCAGTCTTGGGCGGCTCGAGTGACAGTGGGCGCGTCCGTGACCGTAAGGCGCGTGCGTAGGCCCTTGCCTTTCTCGATCGGCTTGTCTTCGGTCAGCGACTTGTATTCGCCGCACCAGTAGGACACGGCCACGCGGTGCGGCTGTGGGTAGCGGTGGCAGGTGCGAGATCCGCCCGCCTGGCCCGCGGTGTAGCGACAATCGCCGCACGATGGTCCGCGCTTATTCAGCGCCGGCGCGTCGTGGTTGATGCTCATTCCTTTTCTCCATATTCGTTTCTTGGCGATCGACACGACACTGCAGCCAGCGCCGCAAGCGCCAAGACGGCGCCGCAAAGTGTCAGGATCGACAGCGCGTCGCTCCGTTCAATCGGTGTTTTTGTCATGGCGCGGGCTTCTCTCCCAGCGCCGCGCGGGCAGCGAAAGCGCGCGAACATATTGGGGGGTGGCTTAATAACGCCACACAGATGTCGCCTTTGCCGATCTCCCGCAGCGCCGCCCGCAGCTTTTCGTTTTCTGCTGCTAAAGCCCTTAACATATTCGACGCTTCTACTTCAGTCGCGCTCCAGGTTGACCCGCTGATCCCGGATAATTGGAGGTTGTACGCCACTTCTTCCGCGCGCTTTGCGCTTATGTCCATCATTCCTTTTCTCCCAGCGCCGCACGGGCGTACACGTCGGGCGGATCTTCGTTCTCACCCTCCCATGCCTGGGCTTGCGCGGCCTTATCACCCCATTCTGCGGCTTTGTCTTGCGTTGGTTCATACCCGATAGTCAGGATCTCGTTGCCGCGCAGGACCGCGGCCATCCAAAGGTCGCGCGCCGGGTCAAAACCAACGACGATCTGAAGATCGCTCACTGCTTTTCTCCTGCTTCGACGCGGTCTCTTTCCTCGTCGAGAATTGAGTTGATGAACTCTTCGTGCTTGAGCCCTTCCAGGAATAAGACACCTTCGTATCCGTAGATAGAAGCGGCCCACTCACAAATCGCCGCCCGCAGCTTTTCGATTTCGTCGGCGGCTTCCCATACAGTTGTATCTTCCGGCCTTAACCAAGCTTGATTGCCGCTGGTCTGTGGTAGTTCTTTAGCTATCCGGCGCAGCCGCTCAACGATGTCGCTCATTTCTTTTCTCCCAGCGCCGCGCGGGCGATTCTGCACAGTTGATCCATGTATGACATTGGGTGTGCGTCTTGTGTGTGCGCTTTGATTGTAAGCAACGCCCCCTGCATCGCGCGCCGTTCCGCCCGCAGCTTTTCGATTTCGTCGGCGGCTTCGATCCCTAAAGAAAAAGATTTCCCCCAGTATCGCAGCCGTTCCACAATGTCGCTCATGGCCCTTCTCCCAACGGAGCGCGGGCGATTGCATCACACACCACTAGCAGCGCCTCTGGTGTTTTGTCTTTCCGCCTTGCGTTAAAACTAATTTTTTTCAGCGCCACCCGCAACGAACCAAGCTCTTTTTCAAGATCACCATACTTGGCGCGCAGCTTTTCAATTTCGTCGGCGGCTTCGTTGCAGAATTTGTCTGCATCAGCATGATCATAAATATCAGCTGTTCGCAGCCGTTCCACGATGTCGCTCATGCGCCCATCTCCTTCTGCGGCAGGAATAACTTGCGCGCGCGCTTAATGTGCGGCGACATTTCCTGCGCTGTCGTCAGCGTCTCGATCGTCTGCTTGATCCGCGCCGCGCCCCAGTGATCGCCCTCGCGCTCTGCTATCACCAGGTTGTGCTCGAGCCTCTGCAGGAAGGTCATCACAGCTGGCCTCCTAGCGTTTCACGTGCAACCGTCTTCATCTTCATGGCCGTCGACCAGACGACGGAAGGCGGTGGCATGTGGCCGGCGTCGTCGGTGAGCTCTGCCATCGCAATTGCATGCAGGCCGGTGCGCAGGCGGCCGTTCTCCTCGAGGAGGAGCCGGGCTTCCGCCTTCACCTGGACGAGCTCGGCGGTCACGCTGCTGGTGCTGTGGGCGTCGATTTCCATCTTGGGTTCCTTGTTCTGGGGGCCTCCGCCGGCCGCTAAGGGGGAGGGACTTGGCAAACCGGCGGAGGTTTCCGCCACTACGGCGGAAGGCATGGAGGGCCTTAGCCCTCGAGCTCGTTGACGACCAATGTGGCGTATCCGGCGATGTCGCGCCAGTGGTCGATCTCGTGCGGGTTGCCGTGAAGGGCGCGGCTGATCTTCTGAGCGATCATGTCCAGGGCCTCGCGCTGGTAGGGCGTGAGGTTGTCCCATCCGTCCTGGCAGCGCATCCCTCGCTTCATGTTATGCGACCAGGTGGCCTGCTCCTTGTAGGGGCCGTGGGTCTTGCCGCGTTCCTCGAGGATGTTCGAGATGCTCATGCGCGTTGCTCCATGGCTTTGGCTTCCAGCGCGGCCAGCTGGCGGCCCAGCTCGCCCAGCTGCTGGTGCAGGCGATAGGCCTCATGGCTTTCGGGGTGGGCCTGCTTCAGGAACTGCTCGAGCACGTCGATGCGCGCGCGGATCCGGCCAGGCGTATCGGGCCTGACGATATGCATCTGCTTCTTCACAGGACGATCGCTCCCACCACAAGAATGAGCAGGATCACGGCGATGAAGCCGATGGTGCCGAGGATCGCCTCGACCCAAAATTTCGGCGCGTTGAAATCTCTCATGTCTTCCTCTCCTTTAGAGCGCATTGCAGGTGCAGCAGGGGGCCGGAGCCCCCTGCGCCTTGATCAAAGATAAGCACGAACCAGAGGCGAAACGTCATCTGCGCTACCGCCGCGGCGCACATGAGCCAGGGCCGGGGCGATTTCGTCGGCCTCGAAGGCGATGTAAGCGTCTGAGCCATAAACCGGCTGCACCTCGAGCCAACGATCGGCATCCAGCTTGCCACCGGCGGCAACGTGAGCGCGAACGCGATCGGCCAGGGCTTCAGCCTTATCGGCCGCGTCCCAAACGCGGCGGTAATAGGTAACGCCCTCTTCAACGTCGTCAGCCAGCTCGCAAGCGGGGAAAGATGCTTCATGCTGAAAGCGGCGACCCTTAGAGGTCTCGAAAGAAACGAAGAAGCGCTCAAACACCTCAGGACCATCGTCCCCCTGAACTTGGAACAGCTCCGAAACAACCCCGACTTGAATGCTCATTTCCATCTCCATTGCTCCCTTCGCCCCGATCGGCGTCGGTAAGGCATACCTAGCCGCCTTACGGGCTAGACGCAAGAGGAAAAATGAACCCCATGGAAAAAAGATTATCGCCCCGACGAAAGGCTAGGAAAGCGCCTTGCGCGCTAGACGCAATCCCACTATTGTTCGGGGTACAAACCAATGGAGATGGCAATGAAGGTGACCAAGTTTGAGCGTTCCCCTGGCGTCTGGCGGATCCGCATCGAGACCAAGGACGAGGCCGGTCAGCGGAAATTCAGCACGGAAACGCTGAAGGGATCAGAGATCGACGCGGAAGCGCGGCGCATCGAGATCCTCAAGAGCCACCGCGCCGGCGACCTGGTGCAGGTGACGGACGACACCGTGAAGCAGCACTGGACCCGCTGGCAGGCCAAGCGCGTCGCGCTGAAGGCGATCTCGGAGCTCACGGCCCAGGGGCAGGCGGTGCTGATGTCCCCCTTCCTGCGCGACTACGGCGCCCGCCCTCTTCGCTCCATCACGGGCGACGACATTGAGGCCTTCTACCTGGGGCGCATCCGCCAGGTCGCGCCCGGCACGATGACCGTCACGCACCACCACCTCAAGGCCCTGTTCAACCAGGCCGTAGAGGCCGGCGTGCTGACCAAGAACCCCATGAAGAAGGTGGCCGCACCCAAGGGCGAGAGCGATCCCCGCAAGCCCCTGGAGAAGCGCCACATCAAGGCCCTGCTGGCCTACGCTGCCGACAAGCCCTTCCTGTCGCGCATGCTCCGCCTGGCGCTGCACACAGGCATGCGCCGCGGCGAGATGTGCGCCCTTCGCTGGTCCGACGTCGACCTCGAGCTGGGCGTGATCAACGTCTCCCGCACGATCGTGCGCATCGGCACGGTCGAGCACGAGAAGAAGCCCAAGACCAAGAAATCCATCCGCTCCATCCGCCTGCCCAAGGTTCTGATCGAGGAGCTGCGCGCAGCTGCCCAGGCGCCCAACCGCCCGGTCCTGGTCACCAAGTGGGGCGATCGGCCCACCCTGTCCTACATGACCAGCGCCACCAAGGACGCCCTGCGCGCGATCGGCCTGGACGAGGGCTACTGCCTGCATTCCACCCGGCACAGCCACGCCACCCACCTGCTGCGCGAGAAACTGCCGCTGAAGGCGATCTCTGAGCGCCTGGGCCATGCCAACGTGGAAGTGACCCTGGCGGTCTACGCCGGCGTCCTAACCGGCGACGACCAGGCCCTGGCGGACGCGTTTGAGAAAGTTGTGAATTGGTAGTTGACTGATGGGTATTACCTCCATAAGCGTTACCCATGACCGAAGAAACCTGGGCTCCGATCCCATCGCTGACCGGCCAGTATCTGGCCTCCTCAATCGGGCGTATCCGGCGCGTCGTGGACAGCAAGATCATGCCGTTCCACATGAACGACGGATACCTTTACGTCGTCATCGACAAGAAGCACTACAGGTCGCATCGACTGATTGCGGAGGCCTTCTTCGGCCCCTGCCCGGAGGGTCATTACGTCTGCCACATCAATTCCGTGAAGCACGACAACCGCATTGAGAACTTGAAGTACGGAACGCCATCCGAAAACGCTCAAGACAGCATCGCTGAAAGATCTCGATGGCGCGGCGTGACGCGCGAGGCAAATGGCCTTCCGGGCGGCATCCGCGCGGTGTGCATCTTTGAGCGGAAGCCAGGGGTGTGGCGCATCAGGACAGAGACGCGGGATGAGAAAAACAACCGCGTCTTCTCGACTTTCACCGTCCGGGGGGATCGCGCGGAGGCCGAAAAAGGCCGCCTGCAGGTGCTTTCGGGTAACGAATTACACGCCGGGGTCAGAGCTCCGTGTAAAGCTGCCACTAACATTCAATGAAATCAAGGCACTTGCGAGGGTATCCCACCATCATGTGAGAACCGACCCCGCGTGCCATCTTGTTGATTTTCGTGCAACAGGCGACGCATCTAGTGCGCCGAAAAGCAGGGTTTGCGGCCTGTTCGGGTAACGAAAAGAAAATGGTTGACTTGGGGCATGCAGACTTGCCAAGGTGCCGCGTGGCGTTCTTTCTCTGTCCTCCCTAGCAAGCACCTCCCCGGCCCCTCAAAAGGCCGGGGTTTTTTCTTAGCGGTACTGCTCCGCGTCGGCCGCGCCCATGAGGGCCTGCAGGCCCAGCAGGCCTTGACGCTCCGGCGGGATCGGCCGGCCAAACCAAAGCTTAGACGAAACGTAGGGCAGGCCCAGGCCCAGGGTGGCGGATACCACCGGATCAACCAGCCCCGCGGCGGCCGCACCACCCGCCCCTGCGCCCAGGCCAGCCGTAGTTGTGCCGCTGGTGCGCGCCCCGGTCAGCACGTTCTGGGCGAAGCTGCGCTGCGCCGTTCCGCTGTTGGGCGTCGGGTTCGGGATAATCGCTTCCCCGGCGCGCACAAGGCGCGTGAAGGGGTCTTGCGCCATCCCATAGGCCTCCGGCCCCAGAGATGCCCTCTCGGTCTGCGCAAGCGCGCTGGGCGGGATGAAGCCGGTATTGAGCTTGTCCTTGCCGGTCGCGCTGCCCATGGCCTCCCTGACGCGGGAGAACAGCGCATAGTCGCGATTGAGATCCTTCCACGCCTGGGCCAGGTTTGAGCCGCCAGCCTGCTGGCCGGCATTGCCTGCCATCTGCGTGCTGGGAAGATTGGCGCCCCCAGTGGTTTGCAAGGCACGCTCGTCTGGCCCCGGCAAACGCGCTTGACCAGGCAGTAGTGGCTGATTGCCGGGCGCAGTGGCTTGAGCGCCACCAGGCGCCTGCGTGGGCGTCTGGGCGGCAGACCGCTCCATGAGCCCCTGGAAGCTGTCGCGCAGCCGCTCCATGGCCTTGCCGTACTCGCGGATGGCTGGATTGTCGCTGCGCTTGGCGCTGTCGGCCGCGAAGCGCATCTCGCCGTCAATGACCCGGTAATTGGCGCCCGGCATTTCAGCGCCCTGCGCGCGCGCCGCCACGAACTCCTCGACGCGGCGCAGCTGGCTGTCGAAGGCCCGGTACAGGCCGTCGTCCAGGCCGCGCGTGTACTGCGACCGCATGCCGCTCACCTGGTTGGCGAAGGTGTCGTCCGGGCGAAGCCGGGTCGCGGCCTCGAGCGCGTCCGCCTTCTGGCCCCATTGCCGCTGGTAGGCCGTCAGAACCTCCGGCGTGGCGATGTCGCTGTCCAGCCCGAATTGACGATTTACCGCGCGCGTCCAGCCACGCATGGTGTTGTCCTCGGCGCGCGCCACCGCGGGGGCCGACGTCGGCAGATAGCGCATCACGCTCTCGAAGACCGACGCGCTGGGGTTGCCCAGCTGCTGCGCCGGCGTGAGAGGCACGCCAGCCTGGCGCAGCGCCTCGAGGTTCTCCACCCGCGGCCCAGGGTTGCGTGCCGGGAAGACGTTCTGAGGGCGCAGCATCGGCGCCATAGGCACAGCCATACCGCCAAGGACAGCAAGCGGCGCCGGGACGCCACCCTCGAGCAGCCCTTGCGTCACACCACCGGCCGTTGTCGCGGCCGCGGTTTGCGCGCCTGGTCCAGCCGCCAGGGTCTCGGCTACCGGCCGACCGAATTGCGACGAGATCGGCAGCGCGTCTGCGATCGCGCGAGCCTGGCGCGCGCCCAGCATGGTCTCCACGCCAGCCCGCGCGGCGGTGCTCGTCATGCGTTCCATCGCGCCTTCCGGCTGAGGCACGCCGGCGCGCGTCATGAGCTCGTCGTAGGCCTGCGAGGGCGTGCGCTGATTGCCACCCGTTGCTGCGTTCCAGGCGCTCACCGCCAGGTCAGAGATAGGCCGCGCGAAGCCCGCCGCCACGCCGCCGGCGATCGCGCCAGGGATTGCGCCCACGCCACCGAAAGGAGCGCCCATGGCGGCCCCGGCAAGCATGCCCGCGCCAATGTCCCCAAAGGTTCGCAGACCCAGCCCAGCGCCGCGCGCAAGGCCTTCCGTGGCGGTGCGCTGTGGTGGAGGCGCTGCGGGGAGGGGCTTCCACTGCGTGCCGTCGTTGAAGATCTCCTCGCCCGTCTGCGGGTTCCTGGCGCGCTGCGCCGGCTTCCACTGACCATCCTCGCCAACGACCAAGATCTCGCCGGTTTCCCGGTTGATTGCCACATTGCTCATCAGCGGATGACCTCAAAGCCAGGGGGAAGCGCAGGCGCGCTGGGAGCAGCTGCCGGCGGCGTGTAGCCGGGCTGCACGCGCCCGTATTCGCCAGATGAGACTTCGCGCAACCGGCGCTCCGCGTCCGTTTGCCGCCTCTGCACCGCGGCGATCGCCCGGTTCAGTAGAGCTTCACGCTCTGCCCTGCTCATGTTCGCCGACGCGCCCATGTCGAGCAGGATCTTACGTTCGCCTTCAGTCGGGTTGCCGCCAAAGATCGAGCGCAGCTGAGACAGCGCCTGCTCGGTCATGATCGAGGTTAGAGACCGCGTCGCCACCGCACTATTCTGATCAAAGCCCGTCGCGCCGGCCGCCGCTCCGCGCAGTGCAGCGCCTGGCCCCGCGTAAGCCTGCGGGCTAAGGCGCAGTGCCTCCCGCAAAGAACCTTCGGCGTCGCGCATGCTCTGAAGGTTGCTCTCGGTCTCTTCCTTGAGCTTGAGCTCCGACGGCGCAAGCTGCCGCGGCTGCGTGCTGGTGATCGACACCTGAGCACCGCCGGGCGTCGTGACCGTACGCGTCTCGCCGCCAGGGGCGCCGGCCGTCGGCGGCGCGCCAGAAGCCGTGGGGCCGCCGCCGGCAGCGGTGTCCGCCGCCGCCCTGAGAGCCGCCGCGCTGGGGCGGGGGACGCCTTCGGGGATGGAGGGCTGGATCTGCACCACCTCACCATTTCTGACTTCGGTGCGGCCGCCGTAGAGGCGCGTCCACGCCAGCGCGTATTCTGGGCTGTTGACAAGCTCAGGATTACGCATGCCCTGCAGGATGGTGGCCTGCGCGTCACCCTCGAGACCACCTTGCGGCCGCGGCTCCGTGACGCGATCCCAGCGATTGGTTTGGGAATTGAACTGATACAGCGCGCCACCGGCTTCCACCGTGCGCGGCTCGTTCATCGTCCGCCTCAGCTGCTCCACCTGCAGGCGCCGCTGCTCGGCTTCCAGAGGATCCTGGCCGAGGCGCTGGATCCTGATCTGGCGCAGCGCCTGGCTGATGTCCTGGGCGCGCATGCCACCAAACTGCTGCAGGTCATAGCCCGTCGCCGCCTTGAAGGCGTCGGGGCTCTTCATCAGATCGCCAATGCGCTTGATCTCATCAGTCTCCTGCCGGCGCTGATCCATCTGCGCTGTCATGAGCCGCCGCTGGGAGGCGTTGTACAGATCCGTATTCACACCCGAGGCCGCCTGGCCCAGCTGAGAGAAGATCTGAGCCCGCTGCGCCGGCATGATGGGCTGGCCGGCGGCGAGTAGCGTCGCGCTGATGTTGGCCAGCGCGTTGACCGCTGCATCGCGCACGTCGGCCCTGGGGACGCCGTAGCGCGGGTCGATCTGCGCCATCTCGGTCGGATCGCCGCCGGTGAAGAAATCGAGAAGACCCACCATGATGCTTGTCTCCTAGTCCAAAAGGCCGCGCCGGCGTTGAAAGGGCTGCAAGGGTTGAATGGGCTGGAATTGACGAGGCCCCATCACCTGTGCGCGCAGATCAGGTTGCTGCATCTGCTGAGGCTGCGAAAGCGATTGAAGCTGCAGGAAGCTTCTTTGCGCAGAACCAGCAGACGCTAGGCGCGCGGCGTTCTTTGCGTCCTCTTCCTTCTGCTGGGCAATCTGCTCCGGCGTCAACGGCGTGGCCGGATCCACCAGGTCAGGCGCAACGTAGTTGCCTAGCCGACGCAAGGACGTACCAATGTCTCGAGCGTAGACAGGCTGCGGCATCGTCGTGTTGCCTGGGTTTGCTTCCGCGCCCTGGTATCCAGGCGATCCAAATGTCAAAGCTTGGACCGACCCAGGAGCGACAGGCATTGTCGGGCTTCCTGGGTTTGCTTCTGCGCCCTGGTAGGTTGGCGTGCCAGGCACACCAAGGCCAAAGCGCGTCGCAGCCTCGCGCCCGATCTGCGTGATAGGTTCTACGCCGCCGGCATTCCGCACCGCGTGCCAGGGCGTCACGCCGGTGCGCATGCGATCGATGCTGAAATCCACCTGCTGCTGCCAATTCTCCCGCGACGGAGGCGCACCAAAACGCTGCTGGAACTCGTAGGCCATCCCGCCAGGCGCGATGCGGCGCGGGTCGCGAGATCCAGAGAACAGCTGAAAGGGGCCGAATGAATAGCCGCGCGTGTCGACATTGCCAAACGTCGGAGAGTTGAGCGTCCGCTCGTTCAGACCCTCCCTGCTGGCAATCCCCAGCGCCAGGTTTGGATCGACGCCACGGTCGACCGCGCGGCGGTAAATGTAGTCAGCAATCGTCTGCATGTCAGCCATTGTTGAGCGCCTTCCGCATCGGGCCAAAGCCCAGGTTCACCGCCTTGCGGCCGGCCACTTCCGTCACCTGGCCTGGGTACTTCTTCTCGATCTCCTGCGCCATCGGACCCACCACCTTCGGGTAGGTCTTCGGGTCGCCCTTGTACCGATAGGCGTACATCGTCAGGCCGGTCTCCTCGTCCTTGCCGACCTTCTCGATGTCCGTCTTCATGCGCTCGTCGGAGAACCCAAGCAAAGGCGCGAGGGCTGCGAAACCAGAAGCCGCGCTGCCCGCCGCACCGAGGCCGGCAAGCAGGTTATTGCCCCGAGGCACGAACTGCGAGCCGCTAGTGGTCGTGCCATAGGGTGTAGCAGTAGTCGCACCAAGACGCAGGTTCAGCATTTCAATCGGATAGTTGCGCTGCTCTTGGTAGCGCGCATAAGCCTCGTCGAGCGCAGCCTGGTTCATGGCCTGCCGCTGCTGGCCGATGCTTTCAAGGATCGCCGCATCCTGCTGCCGCGCGTCTTGATAGGTCGTGCCAAGATTGCCCAGCATCCCGGCGGCCGCCAGGCGCTGTTGCGCCCCCTGCAGACCCGCCGCCTGGTTAAGCTGCTGTGCCTGCAGGGCCTGCGACGCATTGACCTGCGAGGCCGTCAGACCAGCCTGCTGGTTGGCCAGGGCCGCCTGCTGCCCCAGCTGTGCCGTGGTAGTGCCGGCCTCGAGGCCCGCGCGTTGATTGGCCAGGGCGGCCTGCAGCGCCCGGTCGATGTTGAATTGCCCCGTCTGGATGCCGGCGGCCTGGTTGGCCAATGCAGCCTGTTGGGCCAGCTGCGCGCTCGTCGTCCCTGCCGCGAGGTTGGCCTGCTGGTTGGCCAGCGCAGCTTGCATGGCGCGCTGCTGGTCCGCCTGGAGAAGCGCCGCGGCCTGGTTGTACCCTTGAGAGCGCAAATTGGCCGAGAGCTCACCGGCCGACCGCGCGGCCTCCCCCAGTGCCACACCTTCGGCAATACCTTGGCGAGATCCGCCGAAAGCCCGCGCTGAAAGAGCCTGATCTCCAAGCCGGTTGACAGCCTGCTGTGTCGCCCCCTCAAGACGCGAGAGGGCAGCATTCTCGACGTTTGAGATGTAGGGGTTCATGTAAGACGACACGTCACCCTGCAGAAAATTGGGGGCCGTGATGTTCTGCGCGCCAACACCAGCCGCGCCCACACGCTCAAAGCCCGTCTGGCCGGCAGATACGCCCATGGCATTGACCCCGTAAGGGTTGACGCTCTGGTAGCCGATCTGCGAGGCATTCACGCCGAGGGGGTTGTAGTTGGCGCTTTCTGTGGCGGTTTGAAACGCCTCATTGAATGCGGGCTGCGTCGCGCCAACACCGGCCTGGGCGTATCGGAATGCAGCCTCCTGCTCGGGCGCAAAACCAGCCTGCAGCTGCCCGGCGTAGGCCTCGTAAGGACGTTTGCTGATCGTGTCAGCAATCGCAATGTTTTCCTTCGTCACCCCCTCGAGCCACGCAGGTAGCTCTGTTTTCGTGACGACCGGCGTCTGCTTAGGTGCGCTGCTGCCCATCTGGTGTGTACTCCATCATGATCATCCGCCGCTTCCAGCCTCTGGCCTTAAAGATCGGCTCATAGCCCGGTCGAACACATGCTCGAGCGAACTCGCATCCTTGTTCTATCGCCCACTTCTCCACCTCGTCCATAAGCTTCAGTACCGCATCGAGCTCGCCGGCCGAAATAAAGCAGTGAAGGAACTTGCGCCGTGGCGACTGCGAGATCTCGGTAACGATGATCGCGCGATCGTTGAAGTGCGCCTGCATCTCCCCTCGTTTGAGGGCTTCGATGACGTCTTCTAGGGTGTGCGTGTCGCTGCCTAGGCGCAGCGCCTTCCGCATCCTAGTAAGGAGGAGAGCCTGTTTGTCCAAGGGCCACCGCCGTTGTTACCAGGTTCCCGCTGTTATCTACCGTAACTTTATACACAGAACCATTGGGGGCTTGAAGCAAAACCGACTCGACCGCCTGGATTTTCATCACGGCCTGGTCGACCAGCTGGTCCAATGCCGAAAGAGCCCGCGTGAAGTAGGCGCTGTCGTATTGGCCCGGCGCCGGAGGAAGGTTCGCCCTCATCTGCCACCCTTAGGCACGAAATCAATGCGCATCTGGCCGATACTCCATTCTGCGTCCTGAGTAGCCGCCACCTTGATGCGGAAATCCCGTCCAGTGACCCGCACGTCGGTATAGCCGTCAGACCGGGGGTTGTAGGGGCCAGAGGTAGTCTCAGCCCCTTCCGGCGTAAAGGAGGAGAAGAAGGTCAGCTGCGTGCTGTCGTACCCGTAGCCGCTATCCGTAAGCGCCTGGCGCACGAAGGAGATCGCGTTGCCGTTCTGCAGGTTCAGAGACCCGGTCTCGGCGTAGCGATCCTCCTCGATCGGCGTACCAGCTGCCGTCCAGCCGGCCTCCTGGTAATACACCTCGTTGAGGTCGTCAGTGGCCAGAGGGAAATTGAACACGCCAGCACTGCAGGCCGCCGTGCGCGTCATCGTGTTGCCGATGCCCCACCAGTTTTCCTGAAAATTGAAGAAGACCGACAGGTCAGGAACTGAAGAACCCTGAGACGGAAACCAAAACCACACCTCGGGAAAGACGCCATTGTCAG